CAAGAACCAAAGCCTTAACCGAAGATATCACCTAAATCACCAAACTCAGGCTTAGCCCTCGTATTGAGCATCTTTGTGATGGTCTTTGGGTTGTCCTGAATTCGTTCTAACTCATGCTTACCACAGAACTTGTAGAACTCAATAAGATTGAAATTCCCACGCTCCTTAAGAGCCTTGGTAACTGCCTTCTTCATTGCTTTCTTGATTTCAGGTGGTTGCTGTCTTAAATCCATCAACAAGATATTTTCATTGTAAAGGTCTTCAGTTTTATAATGGTGGGTCTTCATGGTCCCATCATCCTGTAGAACTTCAACGTCGAACTCGTGATTCATAAGATTGGTTCTTAGATATGAATCAGTGTATGCCTCATCAATCTTGGTCTTACGTAGTTTCGGATAAGAAGATTGAACGTTATCGGAAGTATCACCACGAATGCATTTCTCAAACATGAAATGTCTTGCGTCACCGTTCCATTCATCAAGAGTTCTTTGCTTCTCTTTGTCTGGTTCGATAATGGTTACATTCTTGTTGTCCAACAACTGCATAAAGTCTTTGTCTGTACTGATCAAGATGTGCTTATCATTAGGATGAGAGTCAATAAACTCAGCTACAAGGTCATCACACTCTAGCATCGGAGCTTTCAGAACGATTAAAGATGAATGATCCCTAATGAATTCGTAGAACTCGATGATGTGATTGTCAAAGACTGCCAACTGTTCCTGCTGTCTTACTGTAAGATTCTGGCGTCTATTGCCTTTGTACTTCTTGTGGCTAATGGAGGCATACTTGGTGTATGCCTTTCTCCATGATGTTGAGTCGAACACTGCAACGATTTCATCCGGATTATACTTGTTGTTTAGATACTGCATGGTCATAAGGCCAGAGTGATGGCACATGCTGACTAAAATATCTTCATCTTCTCTGATATTTGCATAGAAAGCTCTATACAAAATATTGGACATGTCTACAAGTAAAAACGTCTTCATTATTCGTCTATCTCGTGCTTAAGCAAATCTTGGTCTAGGAAACTTCTTGAACGTGCTGTAGCAAAAATCTGATACAGATAAGCTTCAATCACTTTCTCATCGCCAATGCCCTGATAACCAGCAGCACGAAGCTGATCAACGAATGCCTTGTTCCAATCCATTTCAACCTTGAATCCATCAGTGATGTCATCATTCTCATTAGGAATGGTGTTCAACACGAAATGTGGCTTAGTTGAGTTGGCTACCTTGTCTCTCTTCTTATATTCGAAGAAGTCTTTAATTAATTTAAACATATCTATCCTTATTTCTCTGGAATTACTAACAGTCTCATGTTGTTGATATTAAATTCCATAATACCGCGCTGACGTGAGATTGAAACTTCGACGTGATCATTGTTGCCCAATGCTGTCTTAAACAGAGGAAGAATGTCCTTGGTATCATAGCTGTAGAAGAAGTTTTCACTATCTACATCCTTACCAACTTCATAGCTAGTAGCAATGGTATGGTTCAACATGTCACCTTCATCATCTGCTGCCACGAACCTGACTGAACCGTCTTTGTCGTTTGAGAATGAAATCTTCTTCATTTCCATAGCTGCTGATGCCTTGGTGATGACTCGCAATGTTTCTTCACCTACCTTAAAAATATAACCCGGTGTATCACCGTACTTCTTAGGAGCCTTGATCTGTGTTGGGGACGTACAAGAGAAATCGAACTTGGTTCTCTTACTCTTAAGTAGAAGCTTCTTGGCTACCTTGTCACCGTTATCCATATCCTTACTTTCGAAGGAAATTTCTAGCTCATCTGGATTCAATACTGAAACACGGGATGAAAAGACCTTGACTCTACCAATACCTAACGCAGCGAATGGTAGATTGGTTGGAATATCATTCTCAGTGAAGAGAATGATATTCTTACCGCTATCAATGGCCTGACCTCTAACGATGTTAGACTCAATCGACACCTGATCAATATTGCATAAGCTGCATGTCTTGATCACCGACTGAATATAGTCAACAATTTTTTTATCTAATTTTTCCATTATTTAGCTCATTTTTGACATTATGTCACAGTTGATTTTAATACTCAAACATTTCATCGATGATAATTGTACGCGGTGTTGGAGCGTATTCACCGATGGCACTTAAAATAGATTGTAGCGGTTTATCTACCAATCTGGTTAGCTGTGCATCACGGTCGATCAAATGACTGTAATGTTTGATGAACCATTCGGGTGGCTTCTTCAAGTCTGTAGGAAGTGCGATACTTTTGAAGATATCGAAAGTCTTTGTTAGATAATAGGTCTTGATCTTGTTGCCAGAGATAATTCTTGGTGATTCCTTGTCGCCGTACACTTCCAAGCACTTGTTATAGAACATGGCTGCTGCAACGTGACCCGGAAGCCTTAAATTAGGTTCCTTAGCATTGAAACGCATCGTGTAACCTTCGATACCCTTGATGCCCTTAGGCAGACCAACATTCATAATTTCCTGTTGGATCAAGTCTTCTTTGTAGGCTACAACTTCCTTAGCGATGATCTTCCAGTCTTTACCCTTTAGGAAATCCTCAAGGAAGGCTGTCAACTTCTTGCTAATTGGCTTAGGAATCGTTGTCTTCTTAATCTGAAGACCCATGACCTTCATCTTTTCAGATGGAGCACCATCGGAGTACAACAAATGCATGATATAGAACTTCTTCTTTACGAAGATGCTGTTATCAGCAATGGTATCCAATTCTGCCTTAATAAGGTTCTGGTAGTCCTTCGAACAGAACAACACGTCTTCAGCGAACTTAGGGAACGAATTGTTTACTTTCTTCTCAATGATCTTAGCGACCTTCACTGCCTCTTCAAGCGTTTCAACAGGAGCCAATGCATAGCATGAGTCGGTGTCTGAATAGATGCATGAAGGTGATGGGTACGTGTATTCACCGTCTAGGTGATACGCAACCGTCTTAACCATGTGCATCAGTGCAGCACGACCACTACGCGTGGTGGATTCCGCCAAACGAATATCAAAGAACTTGAAGAACTGGTTACCCAAACAACCGTAGGTTGAGTTAAGGAGAAGCTTCTTAATCGTCTGTACTCGATCATAGTAAGCGGCTTCTTGCTCATACTTAATGTTTTCTGGTGAACCCTTAGGATACTCTGCGGCCTTCTTCTTAGCTTCTGACTTCTTAGCTTTGAAGATTTTACGGTCTGAATACCACTCTTCCAGAATTTCAGGAATGAATCCCTTGACTTCCTGTGAGAACACGGTACCGAAACCACTCAACGCCCACTGTCTAGCCCTGAAGATTTCAGGCCATTCATTTGCCGCATACGTCTCACTTTCACCATTCTCTAAGAGAAGTGTCAACCTTCTATCCGACTTAGCCGAGATTTCTTCAAACGCAACGAAATCGTTATGGAACTGGCCTATGATCATTTCTGGACTTGCGTTCAGAGTTCTGATAGCTGAAGGATATAGAGAGTTAACGTCTACCGAGAACACCCATTTATGCATGCCAACGATAGGATCAAGAACAAGAGCACCAGCGAACTTCTCATCACTACTACGATAATCTGGTTCCTTCGAATCGGGAACACGAGCATTCATCTTATAATGACAACGGTTGATCATGGCGCATTCGACGTTCTTTACCGTACCCAACGTGTCATTCATCAATGCACAGGTTGAATGGTAGGAAAGAATAGCGACTTCCATGTAACCAAGTTTCTCTTCAAAGCCCTTTAGAACCTCCGTATCACGGACGTTGTATCGTAAGAACTCAGGGAAGTTATCGTGGTATAGGGTATACAACGTTCCCTCATACGCTAACTTCGTCAACTCAGGCATGATTTCTTCGGAGATTGCCTCCAAGGCGAATGACGGTCTGGTTGACTGCTCAAACTTCTTAAACATTTCAAGGTAATCGATATGAACACGACCGTAGATTTCAACCTGTAGCTGAATCTGACCAGCGTATACCTCGATTTCCTTGACTCTTGGCTTTGGTGCATCAGGGAACGATAGGCGGTTAGCCATCGATTCACTGTAATACTTCTTCATTCTCATATAAAGATATGGAACATCGAAGAATGAACTGTTCCAACCACTGATGATATCGGAATCTTCAATCTCATCTAGGAATCTTTCAAGAAGTTCCTTTTCATTCTTGCAAATGATGATGGTAGATAGCTGCTTAAGATCATCAGGGATGTCTTTCTTCGACCACTTATCATTACTTGGAAGCACTGCTAACACTAGCATCTTATCAAGGTGCTGATGGTAGATAGAGATTGAACTTACTGCGTCATGAGGGTTGTCTGTCGAACCGTAGCCTCTAGCCGGATCATAGTCCGTCTCGATGTCGAACAGGGTGAAGTTGAGCTTTCCTACTGGTTTCTGATAGTAATGCTGAGACAGAACCTTGTAGTGCGGCTGGATATCAGATTCATACATCTTGATACCGTCTTCTTTGTTTCTCTTTCTCTCATCATAGAACTCACGAGAGGAAGCGAACTCTGTTTTTGCTAATTTCTTTCCGTAAATATCTTTATACTTACCATTCTTCTCTTCAGTGAAGAAAAAATATGGTGCAGCATAGTATTTCGTTGTTCTCTTGCCAGCGTCATCACGTTCCCAAACGGCGACATTCTTTCTGTCTTCCGTTAACGCTGCTGAAATATATGTCATACACTCTCCCAAAACAAAAGGTGGGCATTTCTGCCCACCTTAGTATATCGAACCTAGTTTGTTTAAACAATCAGTCTTCGCCTGAAGCTGTTGGTGCTGCTGGTGCAGGACCGGTCGTGGTCATAATAGCTTCTGCAATTAGTTCGAAGGTTGAATGCTCTTCGGTTACTTCTGAGAAGTTATGCTTCATCTGAGCCTTTGCAAGCTTGGTGATCAAATTCTTAGGAACCTTATAGGTTTCAAATAGATCATTTGCGAAATCCTTCTTGGCTGAATTCAAATCTTTGATTTCAATTAAAAGCTTACTGATTTCAATAATCTTTTCGCGAATCGCCTTACGATCTGTTGGGCTGCTTGGAACGATAAATGAGGAATCTTCTTTCTTTGTAGTCATCTTAAATTACCTTAGTTGGTTGTTGTGAAATTGATATTGAGTACGTCTTGTGTTGGTTCGATCTGAAGCAATCTGTCAACTGAAATGACAACATTGTCTACATCCGACTCAACATCGAGAATTAAATTAAAGCTCATGGGGTTTTTCCTTATTAGAACCAAACTCTGCGATCACCCGGATAATCATTAGGTGAGTACTGGAAAGGTGTGCTTGCTGTTACGTGGATTCGAATCATATTACTATTACCTAGAGCCACGTCAGAGACAGTGTTTAGGAAATAGTGGTTTGAAGGAAACATAACCATAGTGCCCGCTTTATGATTGATTGTCAAATCATGATTAATGAATTCTAGTTCACCACCAAAGGATTCGATATCAGTATCACGTAGGTCACTACGTTTGGAAGATGATAGGAAGATGATGATTGTAAAGTCAATATCTTTCATCTTGTGCCACTTACCAGCCAAGAAATTGGAATTATCTGAGGTTGGAGTGATGTGCTCATAGCCTTCAGCATACCATTCGAACATAAATTGCTTTGTGTCCACGGCAGTGAAGTCATAATACTCTTCAGCTTCATCTAGAAGATCATCAATGAGCGGGAGTAAGCGCATTTCAGCAAGAGCATTGAACTTCGTGGTCTTGATGGGCTTGTTTCGCATATCCCTGTTAGGGACGTTGTTATTCAAAGATAAAATAATCTCTTCACACCATTCAGGTGAAATGAAATCTTCTCTTAGAATAAATGGGGATTTAGGTTTGATCGACATCCAATAATGTTTCCTTTAATTGAATTACTGGTTTACCCTCTGGCTTTTCAGAAAGTAAACGTAATTTAAAGTCAACATTATAAGAATAAACACCATTGATGTCAATGGACATTTTTGTTTGTGCTACGTTATCCATTTCGCACATGTTTACGACTAGGGTCTTACCAAAGACGTTGATCTTACCTGTTCCACAGTAATCCTTTACTGCTTCATAGGAATCAACGTATAAAATATTTTCATCACCTAGGCTTGCATCCATTTCATTAATACCAGTCAAGCTAGTTAGCTTTACCTGTGGATGTGACGGTGTATAAATTTTAGATTCTAGCTCTAGCTTTTCTTTTAGCTTTACTTCTTTTAGGCACTTATCGCAATGGGATGATCCCATACACCTTGCAAAGATACCGTCAGGTCTTTCAAATATCTGACCGTGCCAATCATGATCTGGCATACGTGCCATAATTTCAGGTGTGAGTAGTGGACGCTTGATCATACCTTCCATCACAGGCTCAACTTCATCGTTTGAATCTTTAGCAGGAGCGGCTTCAGGCCTGACAGTCATTTCAATGTCATAGTCCTGAACGTTTCTGTCGCCCTTAACGAAATATACAATTAGTTCTTCTAAAGATTCAAAACGCATTAGCTTAATCCAGTGTTTGATGCTGTAGATGCACTACCCTGTCCAGCGCTCTGTACTGCTGGGTTTGGTGCTGGTGCATTCTGATTTGGTTGTTGAGGCTGTTGCTGCTGGTTAGGCTGCTGTTGCTGATTGTTGTTCTGCTGATTCTGTGCCTGATTGTCAGCATTAAACTGTGCAGTCAAGCGTGCAGCGGCAATTCTGCTATCTAGCTGAGCCAATTCCAACTTGTACATCTTCTGCTTATAGATTTTGGTTTCAGCGTTATCATTGGCGTTAACCTGATACTTCGCTAGAAGACCATCTTTCTGCTTCTGAAGTGCTCTTGGATCATCAAACTGATCTTCATTTAGTCTTAGCGCGCCAAGGAGGAAAGATTCTCTCATACCACCCTGTGCCTTTTCAACATTAAATCTGGCAAGGTCAGCATACTTCTTAGCTTCCTTATCCTTCTTCTTCTGAGCCTGATACTGTGCATCAACTCTGGCTAGCTCTTCCTGTCTACGGACTTCCTTATCTGCGGCAATTGCTGACCATTCGGCCTGCTTTGCGCGAGCTTCTTCAGCAGCAGCATTGGAAGTTGCTTCCTGTGCATTAGCCTGAGCCTTCAACATTGAAATGATGCTCTGTAGAATAGAACCCTGATCTTCGGTTGCTGGGTCTTCTGAGAAGTCCTCAACATTATCGCCTTCCAAATCAAAGTCATCGCCTGTACCGCCATCTAGTCCAGCATCGCCACCTAGATCACCGCCAAGGCCATCGTCAGCACCACCAGTGCCATCGCCAAGGTCTCCACCAAGATCATCACCTGTGCCGTCTGAGCCGTCACCAAGACCGGCATCACCACCCAAGGAATCGGCTGACATATCAGCACCTTGATCAAAATTATCAAAACCATCACCAAGACCACCGGCATCTTCATCAGTTGCCATAGCACCCTCAGGAGCCTTGCTTGCCATATCGGCATTGTAGACTACATCCTTAGGGATAATAGGGAAGTCAACAGTAATAATTTCAAACGTATCTCTTAAATTATAAAGAATTTCAGCAAGTGAATTGCCCTGAATGTTAATACCATTCTTCTTATTTTCTTTATTATCTGCTAGCTGCTTAGCTAGGGTTTCTTCAAATTCTTTTGCCTGATGAGAGCGGACGGTAACGCGCATTACATTACCCTTATCGTCTTCGACACCATAGGAAACTACGGCATCATCTTCACCAGAACCAGATGATTCAACATCAACATTCTTTAGGCGTGAGACTACATCGCCCATATCGAAAGCTTCGTTTATTCTATCGAATGAGACAAGATCACCCATTTCAAAAGACTCGTCTTTTCTACCAAACAAGAAACTCTTGAATGAACGCTTCTTTTTCTTCTGAGCGGCAGACTTTTCCTTAGCTGCTGCGATTTTCTCGCGCATACCAGCGTAGTGCTTCTCATCGTGCTTATCACGCTCGCGAGTTGTATGCCAATCTTTGGTTGATGAGCGATGTTCACTGCGTGCTGAACGTGAATCGCCTGAAGCGATTGAGCCTGCACTTGTTGAACCTGCGGATGCGTTTTCTTGTAGGAAGTCTTTAAATCCCATTATAAATTCCAGTATTTGTTTATATTTATGGCAAAATTACAGATATATTGACTTTTCTGTCACTATTTTAAATTCCATTCCATTATGCTTACACCAATCCTTAGCGGCCTTCCACTTGGCGGTGTTAACAGCAAATGTATAGTCTTCCTGTATCTTTACCGTAGCCTTCTTCGATCTTGAAGGCTTAGTTTGCTTTTGAGGCTTGATTTCAAGTAGTTCTTGGTGAACGTTGCCTTCCTTATCTACATATTCTACAAATAAATCAGGGAAATAATTAGCCTTCTTTACAGTAGGTTTGTTATTCACCATAGCAGGTTTCATGTAAGGAATAGGGAATGGCTCTGATGCCCAATTAATAATGTATGGATTGTTGTCCAAGAATTCAAAGAATGAGCGTTCCCATGAGGAACGATAAACGATGTTGTCTAGATCACCCAAATACTTATGGGGATTCTTTTCTGTGTATAATCCTTTAGCCCATGCCATTATGAAATACCCACACCATTAACGTCTTCGGCAGCACCAGTGGTGACCGTTGGGTTAAACTTTAGAGAATCCGACGCTGGCTTAGCATTGCTTGTGTTGTCAGATGATGACGTTGAACCATTGCTATTTGAAGGAATCAATGGATTATCATAAACAACGTTTACAGTATCGTAGTTGAACACGAACTCAATGGTGTTGACATCAGACTGAGACATATCCAATTCGTCAAGATTGAAGCTGACAATCTTTGGATTGATGTAGTCATAATGAACCATCTGAGACATGGTTCTGTCCATAGGGTCATTACCCACAGGATTTATCATGTAATGTGTTACGCGCATGTATTTAAAAGGACCAGCACCCTTAGCCAAACGGCCAATGCTAGACCCTCTCATCAAGCCGGTATCATCATTAATTGAATTTAGAAGATCGATCTGATCCTTGTTGACGCTAAAGATAGGACTTACAGTTGAAAGATAATTGGTAAAGATTGAGTGTGCTCTATGAACAACGTCATCATAGAAGGTCAGTGATACAGTACCATAATCTGTTTTGGTGGCAACTTTCGTTCTATAGTTATAATAATTGATATCCTGATAGGTGATCTGAGGATTAGGGCGTGTTGCACGCTTTAGTG